CAAGCCTTAAACAGTTTGCTGAATGTGCCGGTCCCTTTCTTGTCGAGTGGTGGATGCACTATGCACGCCGCTGTTCACCCCTACGAGACAAGATAGGAGAGGCCTATCCCAAGCTCTTCAATACCACAGATATTGGAGAGCTTCAGGCCTTCTACGTGGACGTCCATACCAGACAGTCCATTGTCCTTCTCACAGGAGTTGGCATCACCGCCTTCTCCATTTCTTTTGGGCTTGCGTATACCTTCGTACGCATGCTCATGCCCGCTACCGCTTTTATTGAGGTAGAGGACGTTGCCACTGCTGAAAAGCAGACATATGACAACGCCCCTGCGGCGAAGAAACCCAACAACCGCCGATTTGTTCGAGCCCCGAAGCACCAGCCTGCTAGGGTTCACTTGCTCGGCCAAGTTGTTGAACGCCAGGGTCAAGTACAGGATCGTATCGAAGTCATCAAGAGAAATCTTGATGTTATTACCCTGTACCTCTCACCCCACAAGGTTTCCAACACGGAAGCCCTTTCACTTCCTCCGAAGTGTTGCTCGTTTTGCTACGCTATCGGAGGCACACGTTACATCATCCCGATGCACGTTATCCTCGAATTAGGAGACGTCACGGATGTTAGGTACGTTGGATTGCAAGCTACGTCACGTAGTCGATTCCTTCTCTCTGATGTCAAGTTCATAGCTAACATTGGAGGTGATTTTGGAATCTTTGAGTTTCCACCACAACTCTCCCAACGCCCCTCAGTAACTGCTCATTTTGCGACGGGTGAGATAAGTCACGTAAAAATGACGCATCTTCGCCCCCATATGAGCCTCACCACATGCACCCTCATAAACGCCAGCTCTTGGGAAAGCCGTGAGGTTCACACGAACCCGGGCGACTCCTATGGTCCTATCCATACGGATCTCGTCTTTCACGGCATTCCCAATGAGCCAGGTCTGTGTGGATCTCCTTACCTTGATGAATTCGGTATGATCGTTGGCTTTCACCAAGCCGGCGATCGACGAGCTCAGACCACGTACGCTAAGAATGTCTTTCGATCAGACATTGAGCCCTACGTGCCCAAGGTAACGGTTTTCACAGACCCCATACCTGGACCCCTGCTGGAATGCCCTGAAAAGCAATCCAACGGAGTCCAGTGGCTAGGACGCGTACCATCCAACAAGTACGCTTCCTTCATCAATGGGGAGACAAAGCTTCGTGAGTCAGCACTTGACTTCGAATCTTTCCCCATACCACCAACCACAGATCTTCCGGCCGCTCTCTCTCCCTTTACCGGAGAAAATGGAGAGCGCATATCACCACTTGCGAAAGCGGTCGAAAAGATCACATCACAGTCTGTCTCCGGACCAGCCCCAGATCCACTGGAAGATTACTCAGGGTTCTTGCCAAAGAACTTTAACCGGCATACAGCCGGCCAAGTAGTCTCTAAACTTGACGCCATCTATGGCATACCCGGGCTCACTAAGGGTATAGACATGACCAAGTCAATTGGTTATTCTCTCAAGAAAATGGGATATAAGAACCGACGCCAGATCTTTCCAGGTCGCGACGCCGAAGTCCCAATCGATCCAGTGGTCGATTTTATGATTGAAAACATGCTTCATGACATTAGGAGCGGAAACCCAGTACGCGCCGGTGTCATAGAGGAGTCTCTTAAAGATGAGATCCGCGACAGACTTCGAGTGAAGCTAGGGAAGACTCGCCTCTTCTCGGTTTATGACCTCGATTTGTTTGTCGTTACGAAGATGTTTTTCGACATGTTCTTTCACGAGCTTGAAAAGGACCCATCTGGTTGCCCCTG